TCCTTCTGGTTTAACCTGAGCATTCGCGAAACCTGATAACATAACTTCTTCTTCAAACGCTCTGTCTGAAGATTCGCTAGTGTAGATTTCAGCATGCTGATTCTCATAACGTTTATATTCCAAGCCGAATAGGGCATTCAAACCTGGCTCTAGTTCTTTAACTAGTTGTCCTCGTGATATCGCCATAATTTATCCTCCTATTACGTACCAGTTGCTACTGTTAATTCATGTTCAGCTATAACTACAACCCAGTTAACGTTAGCAGATGCTACATCGTCATTGTCTGGATCTTTAGAGATTCCCATGATTTTTAATTGTTGAGCAGTAGTGTTTAAAGTAGCATTATTTAACTCTACTTTTGAGATATAGTCAGGTGAAGATCCTGCTGCGTAAACAAGATCTGCAGTTTTACCTACATCAGTTACTGCTGAAGCACCAGCATTGTTTGATTGAATCTCGAACCTTTCGTAAGGGTCGTCAGATACAAAACCAACAATGTCAGTTGCTGTATTACTAGCTGCTAAGTGGTTAGCCCACGTTGGCTTGCTAGTTGAAGCGTCAGTATAAAAAACACCGTTAAGTGATCCTCTCAGATTGCCGCCTGCGCCTGCTACTAATAAGTAGCCGCCTGAAGTTTTCACTGGATCCCATTGATAGATCGCAGATGAACTTGCAGCAATGCTGTACTCGGATAAACCTTGGTTGTCTCTATTCTGACCAACTTTTCCTATTGCTTTCAAACCGAAAGCGGCGTCTTTATTTGCCATAGTTGTGTCCTCCTTATAGACATTTTAGTTTAGTTTATCCTCTGATGGTTTAAGAATTCTTTTAGGATTTCTTTGAGCCACCGAAGGTTACACGAGTCTGTCGATCAATATTGATCGGCATACTTGGATGCTGTTCCTTCATAAGATCGTTGTCTACTGCCTCAACGTTATCTTGACCTTGTTTAACATAATAGTCATGACGTTGTTTTGCGATCTCTTCCGGTACCCTTGCCAGCACAAGTCCACCAACTCCGATCACTCCCTTGTATTTGCCGTCTTCAACAATTGGATAATCCGTATCTGGATATTCATCAGCTCTCACTAATTCGTATCCTGATCTAAGTCTTCCAGCTAAATTTTTAGTATCCTGGAATCCCATAGACTCTACTCTTATCCACCTGTGCTGAAAACCTGTTGGCGCAGGGGGTGCATCTAAAGATGATGGTGGAGTCCAAACTTTTTTTCGAGTTTCTTTTTCTCGAGTCTGACTCGCACGCGAGGTTCTTGTTTCATTTTCGTTACTCATATGCTTATACCTCCTTCGTGATTTTTAGTTGTTTCGCATATTCTTCTAGTGGCACACCTAATTTTTTAGCGATAGCTACCTGTGATGGTGTGAGCCTCACAGTCTTGCGACCAGTATTTGTACTTCGCTTCGCTGAAGCTACTGTTTGTACGGGTTTGGTCGTTTCCCCACTGCTCTTAGTTGTAGCAAATTTATGGGGGAATTCAAGTCTTATTCTCTTATCTATTTCAGAATAATATTCGTCACTAGATGGGTCATAACCTTCCTGTTCAGTCAATTTCTTATGTAAATCAAACGCAGTATAGGTCATAGCTGTATCTTGACCAAACCATGTGTTTCTACTAGCCCATGATTCAGCTTTAGGATCAGGTGTTCCTTGTGCCGCTGTTTGTCTATTTAAATTGATTTCAGGAGTTTTAACCTCTTTAGCTTGTTTAGATTTAAACTCTTCTTGAGCAATTTTAGTTTCCTCAAGTTTAGCTTTTTTATAACCTAACTCAGAGATTGCAGTTAAAGCTTCTGCTTCTGCTCCAAGATCATTTGCTTCTCTTGCTGCAGCTAGTTTAGCTTGTGCTGCTTGTAGACCAGATACAATAGAGTCTTCTGTAGACTTCATGAATCCGGGTTCTAGCTTCGAGATTTTTTGTTCAGCCATTTCTCTTAATTTAATTTGCGCTCTTGCAAATTCTGCAGCTTCATCTTTTTGTCTCTCAGCTTCTCTCCACTTATGAGTTAGTTTAGCTATTCTTCTTTGTACAGATTCACTGTACTGTTCAATTTCTTTATCTTGTTCTTTCTCTAATTCTTTCGGCTCTTCTTTCGCTTCAACTTGTTCAGTTGACGTTTCTTCAGCAGCTGTTTCTACTTCTGTGTTTTCTTCTGGTTGATCGTTTTCTAATTCAACGTCTGCACCAGGACCAGATGTATCAATGTCTACCATTTTACTTTGTTCTACGTCAGGCATAGTTTTCTCCTATGTTAATATTGATGAAGTATATCTTCGGGATTATCAATGGTTGCTAACACTTCATCGTCATTTAGCATTCTTACTTCCCCGCCATCGATCTGGATTCTTGATCCAGCATATCTTGCAAAAATTACCCAGTCGCCTTTTTTACACCAAGGACCTTCAGGAAATTTTTCTTTGTCATAACATTGTGGACCCATCGCAAGAACTAAACCACAAGTAGATCCTACTTGTTGTCTTTCTAAAGTTTCTTGTCCAAGATATAATCCACCTTTAGTTTTTTCCTTCATCTTAAAAGGAAGTACAACTAATCTCCATCCAGTAGGTCTAGGTAATTTGTCGGATTCTTTTGTTTTTAAACGTTCATATCCATCAACTTCTTCTTTGTGGATATCTTCGTATTTATCTAATAGTGCCGTTTTAATTTCGGGTTTGTCCGAAGTCGACGACGTTGCTTTCTCTTTCAGTATCATTTTTTTGCTCCTTTGGTTCTAGCAGGTTAGAGATTTCCTGAGATATTTTTAAATAGGCATGTGCCTGTCCCATCATATACTTATATTTTTCCATATTGTCAATGCCTCCAGCGATCATGGCATCCCCAATATTTTGATAGTTTTCTTTTAAGTATTTTTGGATTTTATTTATTATAGTTAATTCTTCACTTAACATCAGCTATTTTACCTTTATTTTCACCTTTCTTGATTACGTATTTTTGAGTGCCATTCGCACCGGTCTCAACTTCTTTACGAAGGTTTGTAAATAAGTTTTTTTGTTTATCTTTTAGTTCTTTTTCTTTTAGAAAAGATTCTATTGTTTTTGAGTCTCTCATAGCCTTTATCTATAGCACAAAAGAAATTATCTATCAAGTCACAGAGCTTAAACATTATCTTGTCAAACATTAGCAATTCCACTTTCTAAGTGACTTATTAATTCTTGAATTAGGGTCTCTTGCAGTCTTAGCTGAAGTCAATCTTTTCTTCATTCCAGACATTCTCGCGCAAAAGCTCTTTCTACGTTTTGCAGCTTTAGAACCTGCTTTTAATTTTGATGGTTTAGTAGTAACCGCTGTTTTTAATTTTGATCCCGGATTCGCTGCTCTATAAGATGCAACGCCTTTTTGGTTCAGGCCACCGGACTCAGACTTACCTTCTTTTCTTTGCCATGCTGGCGATTTACTTCCTCTAGCTAATTCAACTCTTTGACCATGTGGATAAGGAACTTTATGTTCTAATTGACTATAAATTTTATCTGTTCCTTTTTGAAATCTTTTTCTAAACATATGTTTTAACGTTAGTTGGTTTTGGTCCCTTATTACCTGCTGCTCTTTTTCGTTTGACAGCAGATGCCTTTTGCCCTTTTGTCATCCGTGTGGCTTTTGCAAGTGGTACGCATTTTGGATATTTCCTTTTGCTCCCCTTCGATCTTCCGCACGGTTGATACTTCCCGTTCTTCTTCGGAGCTCCAATGTCTACCCATTTCTCGGCTACCCATTTTCTTAAACCGCCTTCTGAATAATAACTACGCACATCTTTTCCTTCTAGCTAAACCAGCTCTCATCATACCACCGTCTTTAGCTTTTTTTCTGCCACCTGGTTTTATTTTACCAGAACAAACTCCAGAGGCATACATGTTAGCATATGCAGAAGGATACACTTTGAATTTTCTTTTCGCAGCTGCTTTTCCTTTTGCACAAAGTTTTGCCATTATGAATTTGCTCCTCTTGCTTTTTTGTTCATTCCTTTTTTACATATTCCACCGCCACGTAAATTTACTCTATAGGCTTCATCAGAAGTCATAGATTTTTTTTGTTTATCTTTTTTATACTTATCACTATCAAAAGCAGTTGCTTTAGATTGTATAGTAACAGTATTTTCAGAACCTACTTGACCGTACTTGTCTCCGCCCTTTTTAATACCCATTATCTCCAACCTTTTTTAGCTATTTTTGGTTTACCAGATTTTACTAATCCACCACTTTTTTTATTTACTCTTGCTCTATCTTGAATCTCTTCTGAATCTTTTTTAGTAATCCAATTTTTTTTATCTTCTGAATCTTTTTTAGTAATCCAATTTTTTTTATCTTCTGAATCTTTTTTAGTAATCCAATTTTTTTTCTCTTCTGAATCTTTTTTAGTAATCCAATTTTTTTTATCTTCTGAATCTTTTTTAGTAATCCAATTTTTTTTATCTTCTGAATCTTTTTTAGTAATCCAATTTTTTTTCTCTTCTGAATCTTTTTTAGTAATCCAATCAGTCATTATCTTTTACCCTTCATAGCCATCATCATCATTGATGGTTTTTTCTTTTTGTTATCTTTTTTCTTACCTCTTAACATAGCAAAATCTTTTCCAGTGATTTTACCATCACCATCTTTATCTAGTTTTGCTTGTCCACCTGATAAAAAACCTTTTCTAGTTTGTGTGTTGTATCTTCTATTACTCATTTTATTTCCTCTTAATTAAGTCAGTTGCTTTAAGTCCGTAAACGCTCGCTATGACGCCCACGAAAATTGTCTGATACCAAAATGGAAGTTGTGAAAAATATTCGAAGAACAATTTCATTTTTTCCATTGCACTTGGGTCATCAGAAAATACTGCCCATGATAATAATGCAATAGGGGCCGAAAGTAAAATTAAAATGAATTCGTCTTTCCAGTCCGATTGTCTTGCTTCTAATAATTTACCTTGATATTCTGCTTCACCTCTTGCCATTTTTTCAGCATGCAACATTTGTGCATCCGCCATCAACATTTTTGTCTTTTGACGGTTTTTAAAAATGTGAGAGCCAGCTTGAACGGCTAATTTAATAGCACTGAACCACATATTAGTACGCTTTTGATTTTCTTTTCTTCTCTGCTAATACTGCACCTTGACCTTGAACTTCTTCTTCAGGTCCACCGGTACCAATATAGTTGAAAGCTTTGTCAGCAGTTGTTTTTGATCTAGGATCAATCTCAACTTGTTGCTCACTAACTTTTACATCAGTTATTTTATCTAGTTTTTCCATTTTATCTCCTTGGTTTAGATTTTCCAGCCTCTGATAAAGCAATTGCAATCGCTTGTTTACGACTTTTTACTTTTTTCTTCGACTTACCTATAGGGAGTTCACCTTTTTTGAATTCCCTCATAACCTTTTTAACCTTTTTTTCAGATTTTGTCATTTTTTTTCTCATTTATTCGTTTCCTCCTCTAAAAATTTTTACTTTTGGCATCATTGGAGCAGAATTTTTCATCATTGAGTCTGTACTTGGTAAAGTTTTTGATAAAATTGTCTTTTCAATTGATGTATCAGCTCTCAATTTTGCTAATTCTTCGTTTTGTTCAAGTTTTTCATCTTGATTTGCTTGATTCATCATTGTTTTCATTTTGTCTAAGTTAATTTTTTCATCAGACTCTTGTTTTTTACGTTCATTTTCCATTGCTCTAAGGTCTAATTCTCTTGCTCTTAATTTAGCAATAGGATCATTGTCAAATTGTGAAGTAATTTTCTTCTCTTCGTTCATAAATTCTTCCATCATCTCAGCAATCAATACTGCTTTTCTAGATTCTATTTTTTCTTGCATCATTTTCATTTGCATTTGCATCTGTTGAGCCATTTGTGGATTCTGTTGCATCATCATTTGCATTTGTTGTAACTGTTGTAGCTCATCTCTATATTCTATTTCAACTTGTTCTTGAGCCATTAAAGAAATATGTTCAAAAATATTTTTCTCTAATGATGCCATGACCATTGGATTATTTCTTGCAATGTTAGTTGCCATGAAATTTAAGTGAGAAGTAATATGTGCTCTATGGTCTTGACCAGGAAAAGCTTGAAACTGTCTACCACCTAAAGCATCAATGTGTTCTAACGCAGGATCTTTTGGCATTGGTTGCATTGGTTTAATTAACACTTGGTCGATATTTTTTACACCTAATGCTTCATACATATTTCTGTATGCTGCATACATATTGTGCATTTGTGGATTAGAAGTTGCCAGTTGGAGTTCTGTTTGCGCAAGTGAAATACGCTGTGTTTGTGAGAAAATGTTAGGGTCAGCAACTGGCAATATATCTACACGATCATCAAAGTCTGTTTGTTTAATCATTCTTTGACCCCCAACGACATCATACGGATATTCCGGCGGTAGATATAACTTGAATACTCTAGCTAAAATTTTAAATTCATTTTTTAAAGCTGAGTAAATTCTTTTATGAATAGCAGACATAGTTCTTGAACCACGTTCTAATAATGCAACTGTAGTTCCAACTGCTGCTTGTTGATTACCATCACCAACTTGTAAGTCAGCAATAGATGCAAATCTTTGACCTGCTTGAACGACTATACCCATCAAACTTAATAATGTTTGAGAAGGTTCTTTAAACGGAAGCATCATAAATGAATCTCTTAAATTTCCTCCAGGTGCATCTACATCTCTAAATTCTCCTGGTTGAATTGATTGTGCATCATCTCTAATTCTAATACCACGCATTTTAAATCCTGCTGGTAAATTAGATAATGTCCCTGCATCTAGTAATTGTCTTAATGCAGTTGTAGCTGTTCTTGATAAACCACCAATCATATGGATTAAACCAAAACCATAAAAACCTAAACCTGGTAAAAATTTGAAATGTACAAAGTATTGAATTTTATTTTTATTAGGATCACCTACTTCATAGTTTCTTCTAATAGATAATATTTCTCTTGATCCTTCTTCTAGAGTTACAATGTATGGAATCTTAATTCCTGACGGCTCACCATTTTGATCTGTATGTTCAAAACCTTCTATATCTAAATCTACGTGACACTCTAACAAAGTAAATACATCTTCATCTTTTCCAGATTTAGTTACTCCTTCAAGTTCTCTTTCTTTTTTCTCAACATCAGTTTCTCTATCTTGTGGTTTACCAAGATCAACATCTTTATAGAAACCACTAACTTGTTGTTTTCTTAAATCGTTTTCAGAAATTTTTACACGATGAATAATTGCTTCCGCATCATCTAATGAGGTAGCTGTGTACG